CGCATCGCATCCACGTCGATGCCGGAGCGGGCGCCCGAGAGCTTCAACGCCTGGCAGGAGGAGCTGCAATGGGAGCGCGACCTCGAGCGCATCCTCGAGGACTTCAAGTACCAGCTGCGCGAGAAGCTGCGCACGGCGTACTACACCAACCGCAAGGCACAGCCGATGCCGCCTAATTCCATCACTAACCCGCAAACCCACGCCTAATGTCGGATATCGACTTCACAACCTGGAAGCACTGGAAAGAGTTGCCTACACAGGAAACCTGGTGCCTTATCGCGTACCGCTGGAAAGCCATCGGAGACCCTTCGCGCATCCGGTACCAGGTAGATCGCACCATCCAAGGCGAGGCCCGCTGGTGGGGCACTGACCCACTCCGCGGACCCTTCGAGATACTCGGATGGAAACCTTTTGACCCCATCTCCGTACAGGAGGCCATCAACCTTGAAACCATCAAGCAATGACACCGGAAACAATCCAAGCGATGCGCGACCTGCGCGCAGAACTGCAAGGCGTAGACAACGCCATCAAAGCCCTCAACCCGCAGCTGTCCCTCGGCATCGCCATGGCACTTACCCTCATCGACCGACGCATCCATGGGCCAGCCAGTTGAGGAGTTCCGGAAGCTGGCAGCGGCGTACAACATGGCGCCGCACCACTTCCACAAGGACAAACGTGGCTTCATTATCGTGACCCGGCAGGGCATCGACTACCTCCAGGCGCACCTCGGCATCGTGGTTACCTTCGAGACGGTGCTCGAGTGGTCCGACCCGGAGGCCGGCCGCTACGTCATCAAGGCCACAGGCACGATGGCGCGGAAGGACGGCAGCCCGCACTTCATCTCCAGCTTTGGGGAGACGAGCAAGGCCAACAACACCAACCCTTACCCAGTCGCCATGTGCGAGAAGCGCGCGCTGTCGCGGGTGGTGCTCAAGCTGGTGGGCATGTACGAACTGGGCGCGGTAGGTGAGGACGAGCTATGATAAGCGAGCTGCATGGCATATGGCTGTGGATTGCAGGCATCCTCGTCCTCGGTTATTTGTTAGTGAATAACATCGACCTGCGCTGGAGATTAGCAAAAGCAAACGCACGCATCCGCAACCTGGAGAATAAGCTGTGGACCAACGACGTCGACGCAATCCTTGACGAAATACTGGGCGACCCACATGAGCGAGCTTGACGACTTCTTCGACGAGGCAGCTTTGGACAGCACCACGCTCATCGAGGTGCGACGTGTTCGCCTCGAGTCACTTATGCAGTGCACCGTCCTGTGGGACGACGAGGCAACCCTTGATGCCATCATGTACGGGCCGATGGATGACCAGACCTACCACCACCTCAACCTGCGCCTCATCGCGCACCTCGACCGGCCCGATTCCCGCGGCCGATGGACACAGACACAGATGGCAAAATTCATTAAATCATTTACTAATGAAAATAACGATTAACGGCACCGTGAAGGCGGTGCAAGAGCCCAAGACCTTCGCCTCCGGATTCACAGTATGCGACGTGCTCATCGAGGCCGGCAGCAACATCTACCCCGTCACGTTCAAGAAGGACGACGTGGATGAAGCCCTGGCGCTGGTGGCCGAGCACCCGATCACCCTCGAGTGCTGGCTGAACAGCCGGGAGTGGAACGGCCGATACTTCGTGGAGCTCAAGTACGCAGGCAAGCCGGAAGAGGCACCTGCTCCAGCTCCGGCCAAGAAGCCGCTCGCAGGACGCACCACCAACCGCATGGCACCACCGTCAACTCCAGCGCCCAATGACCTCCCGTTCTAAAACGAAAAAGATGAGCCGTCAGCTAAAAACGAAGAAGCGGGAAATACGAGAGTATTGGGCCGATAAGATGTTCGAATGCCCGGAGGATTTAGAGACGTGCTGGGGATGCGCTTTTTCCGTAGGTACGCAACGGTGCCACATTCAAGCCGTTTGTGACGGAGGAACGGACAGCCCGGATAACCTTATGCTACTCTGCAGAATGTGCCATATCATGCAGGAAACCATTTGCGGAAATGCAGTAAACAGAACCCCATTTATTGAGGCAATAAAAGACGGAGCGCCGTTTATGACCGCACGCCTCGAGTATTTTATAATTATGGAGGAATACGGTTATCTACCACCGATTAAATACCTCGAAAAACAGGCGAACGACAAAACACGCCTCCCGTTTCCCCCGTCTGTTTATGAAATTTGGGCATAATGAATGATGAAAACTACATGATAGTGACCAGCATGGAAGCGTTCCTGAATAAGCACTACGGAAGCCTGACCATGGCGGCTGGCAACCTCAAGGTCAGCCCGCAGACCATCAACAACTGGCTGAAGCGGAACCCGCGCGGGCTGCTCAAGCACATGCCGACCATGGTGCAACAGTGCAACGTCACCGAGACCCAAATCATGGGCGAGGTGCTGTACCACGAGGAGTACCTGCAGAGCATCGGACAACGGTAAGACATGGAACACGCCAACGGCATTTGGATACCAGCTGAAGTGTGGGAGCTTGACCTGCCGCCCCTTCACAGGGTATTCCTTGCGCGTCTGATGGCGTTGAGTAAGCAGGACGGTGCGAGCTGGGCCGGGGACGAGTTCCTCGCCCAGTCGCTCCGCTGCACCCCACAGCACGTGCGCAAGATGCGGCAGCAGCTGGAGGCCAGCGGACACATCGTGACCGACGGCTACGGCTACAAACGGCGCCTCCATGTCGAAGTTGCGCCTGTAGTTGCAAGCAACCAGAGAAGCAAGCAACCAGAGGCGCAAGAGTTGCAACCAGAGGCGCAAGAGTTGCAACCACAGTTGCGCCAAGAAGCAACCACAGTTGCGCAGAGTATAGAAGAGAATAGATATAGTAAAGAAGTAGTAAAGACCACCGCGCGTGCGCGCGAGGTTGTTTGGCCTTTCAATTCTGACCAGTTTATGAATGCCTGGAAGGAGTGGGAGGCCGATCGCCGCGAGCGCCGCATCAAGCCCTACACCACCCGCGGCCTCCAAACCGCACTACACCGCCTCCAACAAATCAGCGAGTACAATGAAGGAATCGCAATCCGAATTATCTCCCAGTCCATCGCCAACGGATGGCAAGGGCTCTTTCCTCTTAACAACAAGCGGGGAAATCATCAGCATGACAGACCACGAGGTAAGGACATCACTGCGGACGACCTTGCGCGCCTTGTGGCAAAGCGATACGGGCCTCGCTTTCCCCCAGCCCACAAGTGACGACATGACCATCCGCAAAGCCCTCGAGCTGGGGCCGGAAGACACCAACGCCGCCATCCTGTACACCCTCAAGGAGCTGGTCAACGCGCTCGAGTGCAAGGTGACTATGCGCACCGCCACCGACTTCGACGACGCCATGACCGTCATCACCGAGAACTACGGGTGGACCCTCGATGAGCTGCGCCACTGCTTCGCCATGATCCGGACCGGACGCTTGGGGGCCGAGAACCTGTACGAGCGGTTCAAGGCCCGTGAGCTGTACGCCTGCATGCGCCAGTACGCCGACGAGCGGGCACGCCACCGCATGCGCCATGCAGCCAAGTACGACCCCGACGTGCAGGACGTCAAGCCGGCCACCGAGCGCACCGCCCAGTCCCTAACCGCCATAGCCGACGTCCTCGACCTGCCCGCCTACAAGCCCAAAGCCGGTATCTTGGCTACCGATGGCGAGAGACACCAAAGCGAGCAGGCAGCTGCACACCAAACCCAAAGCGAAGCCAAAGGGCAGGAAGCTCACCCACGCGCAGGCAGTCAAGAAGGTCGACCTGTGGTTCAGCAAGCTGGTGCGCTATGAAGCAGCAGACAGACACGGAAACGCCCGCTGCTTCACCTGTGGCAAAGAAGACCACGTCAGCAACCTGCAGGCCGGACATTTCGCCTCTCGCCGCTTTTGGGCTACACGATGGGATCAGGATAACGTCCGCACACAGTGCGTTTCCTGCAACATTTACCGAGCAGGAGAACAGTGGCTATTTGGATGCAATCTCGAACGTGAGCAGCCAGGACGAGCTCATCAGGTTATGCAACGAGCGCAGCAGCACCGAGCGTACAAGGTGGCAGAGCTGGTGGAGCTTGCATCCCTCTACAAAAAAGCTGCTCTACTTCACGCCAGTATCAAGCGAGTGGTACATCAAGCCGGAGGACGAGATGCAGCTCCAGGAGTTGAGGAGTGAACGGTTGCGCATCCTGCACTGGTTGGCGGACAACAATGGCGGCGGTAACACGTGGGAGTGGGCAGCGAACGTCAACCGCCTCGACCGCATCAAAGCCAAGCTCTACCAAATGACCGGTCACGTACCATTCAGAACATAACCATGCTCGACATCCCCTCCTACTTCATCCAGCTATGAACCACAACGGCCACCACTTCGAGCACCCCAAAGACAGAGACAGGCCGCAAGCGCGCACCACCGTCATCTATACCAACTGGAGGCGGTCGTCCCAGCTGCAGAAGATTACCGAGGACTGCTCACGGCAAAGCGCCAACCCCGACATCCTCGTGGTCGACAACGCCTCCGACAGCCGACACCGCTACGAAGGCATAGCACACCGCATCGTGCGATACACCAACGAGCGTAAGTGCTGGCAGCGGTGGATGGAAATCCACTACACCAACACGGAGTACATCCTCATCATGGACGATGACTTGACCTTCGTTGACCAGGACGTCATCGCCGACTGCGAGCAGTACATGGACGAGAACCCTGGCGTGCAGGCTATCGGCATCAACGGCGTCAACCTGCTGCCTGGCCGATCGTACTGGCGCAGCATGCACCACCCGGCCAGCCACACAGACGCCAAGACCGACATCGTCAAAGGCCGCTTCTTCTTCCTGCGACCCGAGCACATCAGCCTGATGCCGCGCGCCCTCGACGACTACAACGACACCTGCGACGACATATGCGTCAGCGCCATGCTCGAGAACAAAGTGATACCCGCCATGCTCATGAGCCGCATCACCAACCTCAAGGAAGGACTCGAAGCCCTGCACGCCTCGCAAGACCAACGGCGTAAGCGCGACGCAGCAGCCGCCCACTACTTCTCCCATGCCTAACGTCCCCGACGGCAAGCCGCCCAAGTGGCACGCCAAGATACCCGGCGCCGAGCACGTCGAGTGGCAGTACAAGACCTGGAAGTGGGTCAAGTACCGCATTTGGTTCCTCAAGATGAACCCGCTGTGCGCCGTGTGCGAGCGGCCTGCAACTGTCGTCGACCACATCATCCCGGCGAAGTCAAAGCCCCAGTGGTTTTGGCGTGTGTCAAATCACCAGCCGCTGTGCGAGGTGTGCCACAACAAGAAGCGCGCAACGAGCGACAAGGAATAATACTACTGAACACTTCTAATTAAATGCAAGTACTAAAGGCCTTCCAATATAGGTTTTTTCAGGGGGTAGGGGGGTCCCCTAGTGTTTACGCGGTTTTACTTTGAGCGCGCAGTTGATTGTACGTCAATGGTATTGACAACCTTTTGGGACAAATAGAAAACATCAAGAAAAAAAACTATGGAAATGCACCCCGACATCCGCGAGCGATATGACCAGTTGTGCGCTGACTACCAGCGCCGCGGCATCATCACACCAGGCATCCGCTCGCTCATCTACACGCTCGCATGCGTGGAGGTGGAGGAGGAGATGCTGCAGTCGTTCATCAGCAAGTACGGCACCACCTACACGGTGACCGGCAAGAGCGGCGACCAGTACATGAGGAGCAGGCCGGAGTGGCAGCAGCTGCGCGACAACCGTCAGCGCAAGACCTCCATCGTGCGGTCGTTAGAAGGCAGCATGAACCAGGAGATGGAAGAGGATGAGCTCGACAAGTTCCTCGGCTGACCCCGGCTACTGGTACGACGCCGAGGCGGCCGACCGGGTGGTCAACTTCATCGAGCAGTTCTGCTCCCACGTGAAGGGCCACCAGGGGCCGTTCCTGCTCGAGGACTGGCAGAAGGACGACATCATCCGCCCGCTATTCGGGTGGAAGCGTGCCGACGGCATGCGCAAGTACCGCACCTGCTATATCGAGATCCCGCGGAAGAACGGCAAGTCAAACCTCACCGCCGCCATCGCCCTCTACCTGCTTGTGGCGGAGCAGGAGGCCGGGGCCGAAATCATCAGCGCGGCAGGCGACAGGAATCAGGCGCGCATCGTCTTCGACATCGCCGCCGCTATGGTCGGGCAAAACAAGTCGCTCGCCTCACGCTGCAAGACGCTACAGCACGCCATCTACTACAAGAACTCCTTCTACAAATCCATCAGCGCCGAGGCCCGAACGAAGCACGGCTTCAACTGTTCGGCCGTCCTCTTTGACGAGCTACACACGCAGAAGGACCGCGAGCTATACGACGTGCTCACTACGTCGGTAGCAGCACGCCAGCAGCCGCTCATCATCATGCTCACGACGGCAGGCTACGACACCAACTCCATCTGCTACGAGGTGCACGACTACGCCGAGCGCGTCCTCAACGGCGAGGTGGACGACCCGACGTTCCTGCCGGTGCTGTACCGCGCCGCCAAGGAGGACGACTGGACGCAAGAGGCGACGTGGAAGAAGGCGAACCCCGGCTACGGCTCGATTTGCCGGAAGGAGTATTTCGAGCAGGAGGTCGCCAAATGCAAGGCCAACCCGGCGGTGCTCAACACGTTCCTGCGCCTGCACCTGAACATATGGACCGGCAGCGACGTCGCGTGGATCACGGACCACGAGTTCATGCGCGGAGCGCGACCCCTGCCGGACGACAACTACCTCAAGAAGCTGCCCTGCTGGGGAGGCCTCGACCTCGCCTCCACCCGCGACCTCACCGCCTTTGCCCTGCTCTTTTGGGACGAGGTGGTGCAGGTGCACTACCTCAAAGTGCACCAGTTCGTCAACGAGGAGCGCACGAAGATGCGCAAGAGCGAAGGCGTCGACTACCTGCGCTTCCAGCGCGACGGCGACCTGTCCATCACACCCGGGAACGTGACCGACTTCCGCACCGTCCGCGACCACATCATCCGCGCGGCGGAGACCTATAACATCACCGCCGTCGCATACGACCGACGCTTCTCCACCTACATCGTGCCTGAGCTTATCGACGCGGGCATCGACATGCAGCCCATGGGCCAGGGCTTCCTCGACATCAGCATGCCCACGAAGATGTTTGAGATGGAGGTGGTGAAGGGCACAGTCATCCACGGCGGCAACGCCTGCCTGCGCTGGCAGATGGGCTGCGTGAAGCTCGACCGCGACGCCGCCGACAACATCAAGGTCACCAAAGGGCGCACCAAATACGGGCAAATGGTCGACGGGGTGGTAGCTTCCATCATGGCCTTTGGCTGCAAGCTCAACAGCGACGACGACGACGTCATCTACGAGGTGGTCACGCTGTAGGGAATTTTTCCTATAGCGTACCTTCGGCGCAATGTTCGAGAGAATCCTATCCCTCTTCCAGCGGCGTGCTCGCGTTGCCTACACCGGCAACAACGAGTTTTGGAACTCTACGGCCTACACCATGCGCACCCGCTCGGGCGCTATGGTAGGGAAAGAGAACGCCATGACGGTGGCTACCGTGTACGCCTGCGTCCGTGCTATCTCGCAGACGCTGGGCTACATGAACCTCAACGTGCTCGAGCGGATTGACACCGGCCGCCGTTTGGCGTACAACCACCCGGCCCACCAGCTTTGCGCCGTACGGCCGAACGACTACCAGACGCCCTACGAGTTCTGGGAAAGCATCACCGCGATGGCCATGGTGTACGGCCGGGCCTTTGCGCACATCAAGCGCAACACCTTCGACGGCCGGCCGACCGACCTGCACATCCTGCACACCAACGACTGCACCCTGATGAACATGAACGGCATGCTGTTTGTGCGTCACGCGGAGCTGGGCGACCTGCGCTACGAGGACGTGCTGGCCGTCAGCTGCCTCAACGGCAAGTCCCCCATCGAGCTGCACCAGGAGAATATCGGCATCGCCAAGGCGGCCGAGAACTACGGGGCCGACTTCTTTGGCTCGGATGGTTCTATGCTTGGCATCCTGTCCACCGACAACCCCATCAAGAACGAACAGATGGATGCGGTGCGGCGGTCGTGGCAGACCGGCGGCATCGGCGTCAAGGTGCTGCCGTTCGGCTTCAAGTACCAGCAAATCTCACTGCCTCCCGAGCAGGCGCAGTTCCTACAGACCCGGCGCTACAGCGACGAGACCATTTGCACGATCATGGGCGTCCCGCCGTATATCGTAGGAGTTGCCACGCAGACGACCTTCAGCAATACCGAAGAGCAGGGCCGCAACTTCGCACGACACACCGTTGTGCCATGGGCCACGCGCATCGAGCAGGAGGTCAACCTCAAGCTCATCCCCGAGTTTGAGCGGGAGGACTACTTTGCGAAGTTCAACATGCAAGACCTCCTGCGTGGCGACACGAAAGCCCGCAGCGACTACTACCACCAAATGCTCACCGACGGGGTGTTCACCATCAACGAGGTGCGCACGATGGAG